GCGCGTGAAGCGTGTTTCAGTTTGAAATTCAAGGATGTTAATTGGCGCAGCGATGGCCTTCAATCGGTTTCACGCATTTTCGGGTTTCAGCCCCGGCTGACCACTCGCAAGGATTATTGCGCGCCAACGGTCATGGCAAGAGAATCCCCCGCGGAACAAGGCGCACTGCTGGACATGGGAAAAGTGGTGGCCCGGATTTATGAACAATACAACCCCGAATTGTACAAGGCGCATTGCGAGTTAATTGAGGAAACCGTTGAACCGGATTGGCGCTTGCCGGGGATGCCTTTCAGCGGCGGCATTGTTAACAAAAACAACCCCATTCACTATCATTTTGACTCAGCCAACATCCCAAACGTCTGGTCGTGCCTGCTTTGTTTCAAGCAAGATCTTGAAGGTGGTTATTTGGCTGTGCCCCAATACAATATTGCCGCGGCATTTCGGGATGGCTGGATTGGTTTGTTTGACAACAAGCAGTTTTTGCATGGCGTCACCCCGTTCAATAAAATATCACCAGAGGCAACCCGTTTCACCGTTGTTTATTATTCCAATCAAGGTATGCGGCATTGTCTCCCATGCGCGGAGGAAATTTCCCGCATCAAGAACAAACGCACTGAGCGGGAGGACAAACGCAACCAAGGCGTGGACCCAGTAACTGAACAATGAGCAACGCCGGGTTAACCATCAAGCAAGCGCAACTGGTTCAGCGCAAAAACCTTGAGAACATCGTCAGGAAAGTTTCTGAAGGCAAAGTGCTTTCAAGGCAGGAATTTGAAATGCTGGACTCAATCGCCAGCGCTCAAACCGATGATCCAGACACGCAGAAAGTGCGTTCATGGACGGCGCTCGCAAAGGTGCTTGGCGTTTCTCGCAAAACAGTCTGGGACTTGCGTGACAAGCATAACGGTCCGCAAACGATGGACGTGGCTGACTGGCGGGAGTTTCTTGAGCGCCGGGCAAGTGAATCCCCGCATTGGCAGAATGAAGATCAACAAAGTGAGGAAGTGCGTGAGCTGCGCACCAAACTTCTGCGGGCGCAAGCGGGGAAGGAGGATGCGATGCGGAAGCTCAGAGAATTGGAATATGCCAGAGCACAAGCCGGTCTTGTGCCCATGTCTGAAGCGCGGTCATCTATAAAAAAAGTGATGGCCCCATTGAGGGCTTTGCTCGATGCCCTTCCCAAATCTATCGCAGTACAAGCCAACCCAACCGACCCCAATCAGGCGGAGCGGGCTGCCCGGGAAGGTTTACAAAAGGTGTTCGGAATGATGGAGGGGGAATTGGAAAAAATCGAAAATGCTTCGAACTGACAAATACACTTTTGGATTTGTAAAGCAGTCTGATGAATTATCGGTCCACGAATGGGCCACGGGCAACGTAGAATTATCACCGCGCATCACTGAGCAGCCCGGACCCTACTCAACAGCGCTTCACCCCTATGTCGATGAGATCTTGGAATGCGTTGCTGACCCGTATGTTAAACGGGTTTCACTTTGTTGGGGATCTCAAACAAGCAAAACAACCACCTTTTACGTGATGCTTGGTCATGTAATTGACCAAGACCCGCGGGCAATCCTCTGGGTGTTTCCAAACCTGAATTTATGCAAAACATTCAGCTCAGACCGCTGGATGCCTTTTTGCCGTGAATCCAAAGCGCTGGTGCCCCATCTGCCGCGCTACATGGACGGCAACATTGACGCAGACCGTTTCACTCTCACCAAGCAGGAATTTTCCCGGTGCACGATGAATCTTGTTGGGGCCGGTTCAGCGGCCAACGTGCGCAGCTACCCGGTTTCAGTGCTGGTGCTCGATGAGATTGACGTGATTGACGAGCGGACCCGGCGTGAATGTATGGACAGGGTGAAGGGTATGCACGATTACAAAGTGCTTCAAAGCTCAACGCCGGTGACTGAACGCGGCGGCATCTGGCAGGAGTTTCATGAAGGTGACCGGCGGAGGTTCATGATGCCTTGCCCCAAATGCAAAAACCGGATTTTGTTCAGGCTCAAAAACGATGACGGTGAGCTGAACATATCATGGAGCACCAAGGCCAATCTTTCAGCATCAGAACATGACTTGGCTCTGGTCCAACAGACCGCGTTTTATGTCTGCGAAAAATGCGGCAAAAAGATCAAGGACACCGACAAAATCAAAATGCTGCGAAAAGGGAAATGGGAAGCAACCAGCAGCAGCAGTGAGCTTGGTTTCCGGTCCTATCATCTCAACTCAATTTACAGCCCAATCATAACCTTCGGCCGCGTTGCGGTTGAATATCTCAAGGCAAAAGCAGCCCCGGGAGCAATGCAGGCCTTTGTCAATGGCTGGTTAGCTGAACCATATCGGCCCGGGGACGGGGCAATTGACCCTGAAAAATTCAAGGTGGTTGAGAAGGATTACAAACGCGGGGAACTGAAAGGTGAATACAGGATTGTTGGCGTGGATGTTCAGCGCTCAATATTTTATTGGGTTGTGCGCGGATTTGACCGCGATGGGAAAAGCTGGCTGGTGGACCACGGCACGGCCCCTGCTTTTGATGATCTGACGGCGGTGGCGGCGGAGTATGAGTGTGCGTATGGCGTAATTGATACTGGATACCGCACCCATGAGATGTATCAGGAAATCAATGCCCGGCGGCCGTTCTGGTTTGGTTGCAAAGGCTGGGACCGGCTTCAACACCCCTACAAAATGACCGATGTGGACCCAAACAACCCAACCAAAGACCGGAGGAACAACAAACAGGTCATCAATCTTTTGAACATCAATAAGGATGTTTGGCAGGGTGAATTATTGAAACGGCGCAACGGCACCAATCTGAATTGGTTCACGTACAAAGACACGGACCCGGACTATGTGCGACAGATGCTCAGCACCAATCACAAAGAAACAACTGACCGGCGCGGAAAAGTAAAGTGGGAATGGGTAGTTGAAGGCCACCGGCAAGACCATTATTGGGACTGTGAAACTTACATCTTGTGTCTCAGTCACGTGTTCGGTCTGGGTGGCGCTGTTATCCGTCACGGCCGGGATCTGGCCGCCACGGACAAGGCCAAGCCCCAAGCCCGGAAACCTCCGCGGGGAAAATCAATATGGTGATGGTGACAAATCAGCTAAAGGTAGAGACATCATGCCCATAGCCCCGACCAATAAAATTGTCGTTGCTGAGTTCAACGAGTATTTGGGCAAGCTGGCCAACTCAATGACCGGCATGGCCTTCAGCAAGGTCGTCAAAGGTGAAGCTGCCTCAATACTCTCAAAAGCTGCCCAAGAAACCAAAGCAGCGTCAGTCACCAAGATCAGATCCAAGTACAAAATCCGATCACGACAGCGAAAAGATCTGCCCGCAGAATATCAAGAGAAGGGAGCCCGCGGCCGCTACAAAAAGTCAGTCCCAAAGGGCGCAGTCAAAGGGAGCAGGACCGAACAAAGCCCGGATCTTGTGGAAGGAATCAAAATGGACGGCAAATTTTACAACACGAGTTATTACTATCCCGAGCCGGTTTGGCAGCGCCTCAAAAACAAGCTGAAGTTTTTTGAAGACCAAGCCTTGGCGCGGCGTTATTCAGGCGCGGCAACTTGGTTTTTGATCGCTATGAAAGCCAAATTGCCCACGAGTAGGTTCAAGAAAAAATCTGTGATGTGGAAAGCTATTCAATCCCAAGGTGGAAGCTATGGCCATGACTCAACTGAAAACGGCCAGCAAAAGAAAAAGCGCTTCACGTTTTATGTGGAGGTGTTCAACGGCGCAAACTGTTGCCTGAACAAATCTGCGCGCGGGGTGTTTGCGATCAGGTCAGCGATGGCTGGCCGCATCAAATCTTATGAAACCCACGTCCGCAAAAAGACTTTTGACAACGCAAAAGAGGAGGTCAGAAATTATCCAAACATCTATCTGGCCGACTGAATGGGTGACAAATCACCCATTTATGAATGGCCGAGAGAATCAGTCAAGCAACCCTGATCACCCTGCGTGACAATCTAGTCACCGCATATACCAATATCAGCACCAATCCAGCGTCATCATACAGCCTTGGTGACCGCACCTTCAGCTATTCATCGCGGGCAGAATTATGGGAAGAAATCGTAACGCTTGACCGCCAGATATTAATGCTGTCCACAACGTATAAAGCATACGGCAAAAACCGGGTCGACTTTGAATCATGGAAGTAAATCTTTGGAGCAGAGTCAAAACCGCCAGCCGCATATTGTTCGGTTATGACGCGGTAGTGTCGGACCGATACCGCCGCAACAAGGGGTTTCATCCAATCAGGGATGAGAATATTGAGCTGCCACCCTATGACCGTGACGAGCTTGTCGGCAATCTGCTCAACATGAAGCGCAATAACCCGATCGTGAAGAGCATTTCCCGGCTGAAGCGCACTGATGTTGTCGGCTCAGGACTCAAACCCCAACCCGCCACACCGGGGGAGGATTTCAATGAGCGCGTGCTTGAGCTGTGGCAGCAATGGGCTGAAGCGCCTGAAGTGACCGGCATGATGAACATGAAAAGTGTTCAGCAGGAAATTGTTGATGCGCCTCTTTTCTTTGGTGACATCGGTATTTTGTACGGGTCCAACGGGTTGCTTCAAATCTTTGAAGGATCAAACATTGGCTCACCGATGGGCGTGGGAGGATTCAATGAAGATGACGCCGACAAAAACGGGGTGATTGTTGATGATTATGGCCGACCCGTTGAATATCAAGTTGGCAAACGGGTGAATGGAACATTGACGGACGTTCACACGGTCCCCGCACGTGACTTTCTGCTGTACATGAAACGCCAGCGCCCAAGCCAGTGGCGCGGCGTTCCTACTCTGGCCCCTTGTGTTAATACGCTGATGGATGTTTCTGAATACGAGGAAATTGAAATGATTGCGGCCAAGGTTTCAGCCAGCCTGTCAGCAGTGATCAAGAGGGAAAACGCAGTCAGCTTTGAGCTGGCAAACCGGGAAGCTGCCAGCGATCAGGATACAGTTGGCCGCCTTGAAAATTTTGAGCCCGGCACGTTTCATTATCTTGAACCGGGCGAGGATATTTCAACCATTGCCGCGAATGGCCGCCCGAATGTTGACGGCATCGAGTGGCTTGCTTTTGAATTGCGCAAGGTTGGCGCGGCAATCGGCATCCCCTATGAGTTTTTGCTGGGCGACATTGGCGGATCTTCATTCAGCGCATCTCAAGGGGTTGTCATGCAATATCAGGCTCAGGTGGAGGAGGAACAGCATTGCCTCATTGATGTCATGAAGAAAATTTACCGCTGGCGGGTCGCCAAATGGGTTGCTGACGGCGAGTTGAGCGTGCCCCCGGAAGTTGCGGACCCCTTTCAGGTCAGGTTTCAACCCCCACGCTTCAGGTGGATCAATCGCAGCGCCCAAGTGGATTCTGATTTGCGTTATGTTGCGCTTGGCGCGATGAGCTTGGATGACGTTGCCAGTTCATTTGGCGATTCAGCGCTCAATATACTCCGCCGCAAAGCTCAAAACATAGCTGACGCAAAACAAGTGGCCGCTGAATTTGGCGTGGACAGCTATCGGGAGCTGTTCAATCAAGTCAATACCAGCGCAAACGTCAATTTTGCTGAATTGTTAGGGCTGGAGCCAAGACCCCCCACGGGTGGAGGCAGACCCCCCGATGAAGATACAGAACCAACCACAACTGAATAATATTATGAGAAAAAAATTCTGGGATTACATGGACAACCCAACTCCAAAGAAAAAAGCCGAGTTGACCAGTGAAGAACAACGGTTTGCCGAGCGCTTGAATGATAAGGGCAACACCAGCAAACCCAAGGCAACACCAGAAAAGAAAAGCAAATAATGCCTTTGCCTGAGCCAAAAACCAAAGAAAGCAACGCCGACTTTCTCGGGCGCTGTATGGGTGATGATGTAATGGTTGAGGAGTATCCTGATCAAAAACAACGGGCAGCGGTTTGCCGTTCGCAATACGCAAAAGATGATGACCCGGAACCGCTGGAAAAGTTCACCGCATTTACTTTGTCTGAGTCAACAGGGTCCGTGGATTATCAGGCCGGGACTATCAAAGACATCAGCATCCTGACGGTTGGTGAAGCAAAGGGGCACCGGATGATGATCAGCCAAAAGACATTGGAATCATCAATCACACTATTGCTCGGCAAAACTCTGCCTGCCTATTTGAGCCACGATGGGGCCACCGGCGACCGGCTTTTGACTGAGGCGGGTTATTTCTCCCGATTTTACCGTGATGGCGACCAAATCCGCGCAGGAAAATTCACCGCACTGGATTCATTCAAAAAATATGACCGGGAAAAGTTTGACCGTCTGTTTGAAATAGCTGAAGTGGCCCCGGAAACCTTTGGCGTGTCGATTGTTTTTGAAGGCCATCTGTTCTGGGAGATGTCTGATGGAACTGAGGAATCAATGGAGATGGGAATGGAGCAACCCGAAAATGCCCGGTTTGAATATCCAACCGTGCGCCCGCTCAAAATAACCTCCGCCGATTTTGTCGATACACCCGCGGCAAATGGGGCTTTGTTCAGTGAAATGGGTGACAAATCAACCAAGGGTATAGACATGAACTTGACGACAACCGAAACCAAACCGCCCGCCGAGCCCGTGACTGAGGAGGTCTTTGAAGAGCTGGGCGCCTCAAACGAATCGGCTTCTGCCGCGCATGAAGCAGCCGCTCAGGAGGGGGAGAAAAAAGCTGCCGCGCCTGAAAAGAAAAAAACCAAGGCCAAAACGAAAAAAGCTCTGGCTGAGGAAGATGAGGAGGACCGTGAGGATGAAGAACGCGGCGAGGATGATGAGATTGCTGAGGAGGAGGAGGGTGAAACAGTTGAGGAGGAGGAGGAGTCAAAAGAGCCCGAGGCCGATGAGCTTGAAGAGCCTGACGACGAATATCAGGAGAGAATGCGTGCTGCGGTTGAGGAGGTTTATTCACACATTGAAAACGCAATCAACCGATTGCGTGAGGTCATGGACATGACCGGCGTGCCTGACAAACGTGAAGAGGGTGCCGCAACACCTGAAGAAAAAGAAATGGCGGAACTCAAGGCGCGGGTTGATGAACTGACCAAACTTCACACCGGCACCTCACCCATCAAGGATTCAGCCACCGGCGAGCAACCCAAAACCAAACAGGAAATCATCTCAGCCATGATTGAAAAATATTTATCAACCCACCCAAATTCTTGCCGCTCAGCGGCGGTGATTGAGGTGTCAAAAACCAACCCTGAGCTGTGGGATATGGCTCAAAAAAATAACTAAAACAAATGGGATCAACAACAAGCCAAGCCAGCGGCCGCAGCTTCCAAGCTACAGCCGTTGCTATATCCGCATACAGTCTGGTGACACTGGACTCCAGCGGAACAATCGCCGCAAGCGGCGACAATGCCACTGAGCAAATCATTGGAGTAACAACTGAAGATGTAGCCGCGTCAGCATTCGGCAACGTCCAATTATTGAACGCTGGCGGCACAATTCAAGTGCTGGCGGGAGGCAACACAATTGCCGTAGCTGCTACATGTTACATTGATGGCTCTGGCAAAGTGGGCACTGACTCCAGCAATACCAAAATTGGAGTTGCCCTTCAGGCTTCATCGGCTGATGGAGATGTGATTGAACTCCTTCCACACCAAACATTCTTAGCATAACGGAATAAAAAAATGAGTGTATTTGCATCATCAAGCGCAAGTTTCAACCCGATCATCAATCAGGCCGTCAATGAAGTTGACCGTCAAGAGTTTGTCGGCCAACGCATTTTACCTGTTCAGGGGACCGACACCCAGACAGGCAAGTATGTATTAATCAAGGGCAACCAGTTTGACAACGACATCAGCAAACCTCGGGCACCGGGCAGCAACTTTGCCACCGCAAGCGGCGAGTATGAGTCAGCGTCATTTGAGTGTGTTGAATATGGAGTTGAGAATAGTCTGGATGATCTGGACATTGCCAACTCCCAAACGGATGCCCTTTTGGACATCGCCACTGTCGCAGCCAATCAACTGGCTGACGACCTAATTGTGGGCCATGAATTGCGTGTTGCAACTGCGCTGAGCGGCTCAAGTTTCAACTCAACCGCCGCAACCGCAGCCATGAGCGCAGCCAGCACTGCCACCCCAATCGCTGACATCAACAATGCTGTGATGCGCTTGAATGCCAACGGCATCTTCAGGGGGATCAACCTAGTCATTGAGGCGAGTCTGTATCAGGAAATGGTCCAAACTGACGATATGCGCAACTTGATTAATGGTTCAGGCACCTTTGCTTGGGCAACAGATCAAGTTGCGAGGGTGCTGGGTGTTGATGATGTTATCATCTGCAAGAGCCAATACAACTCCGCCATGAAGGGTCAAACCCGCAGTGCCACCAAGATCTGG